TGAACAAAGTCTTTCGGATAATACCCCAAAGGATACTGGTGCAACTGCTTCAGGTTGGCAAGCTAAGATTACAACTGAAAAAGGTATGTCCGAAATTGCTTGGATTAACACAGCACATCCACAATCCAATGTTAACGTTGCGGTAATCATTGACCAAGGTCACGGTACTGGAACTGGTGGATTCGTTCTACCACAACCATACATTAAGAAGTCTATGGATAAGGTATTTGCAACCGCTGGTGAAAAGATAGAAGAGGAGTTGATTAAGTAATGGCTGGGCGTCCGATTGATGAAAAGATTGTCGTTATGAAACTTGACAACTCCGACTTTACTAAGAATGCAGCTGATACAACCTCCAAACTTGGTAAGCTTAGAGATACTCTTAATAGGATTCCTGGTGTCAATCTAGGTAAGACAACAGAAGAACTTGGTAAAATTCAAAATGAAGCCAATAGCACTACTATGGATAAACTAGCTAACTCGGTAAACACTATAGCTAGTAGATTTACAACTATGGGTGTGGTTGCCACAACTGCACTTGCTAATATTGCCAATAGAGCTACGAATGCTGGTATATCTATAGTTAAGAGTCTATCTCTGGACCCAGTAATGGATGGTTTTAAAGAGTACGAACTTAAGATGGGCTCTATTCAGACCATTCTTGCAAATACGCAGAGGGACGGAACAACATTAGATGATGTTAAAAGAAACTTTGAAGAATTGAATCAGTACGCTGACCAGACTATATATAGTTTTGCAGATATGACTAAAAATATTGGTCTATTCACAAACGCTGGATTGAAACTTGACGAATCTACTAGTATGATTAAGGGTTTCTCAAATGCAGCAGCAGCCTCTGGTGCGAACGCTGAAGGTGCAGCTAATGCTGCATATCAATTATCTCAAGGTCTTTCTGCGGGTTACATCATGACTGAGGACTGGATGTCTCTAACCAATGCGGGTATGGGTAACAATAACATGAAGCGTGATCTAATCGCCCTTGGTCATGCTATGGGTAGCTTAGATAAAAACTTTACGACAGACCATGTGCTTGGCGACTGGAAAACTTTTCTGACAAAGAAGAAATGGTTAACCTCTGACGTAATGTCCACATATCTACAAGCTATGGCTGGGGATATGGATAAAGCGACGCTAATGTCAAAAGGTTTAACCAAGGCTCAGGCAGAACTATTACTTCAGAATGCAAAAACTGGCGAAGAGTCAGCAACTTTTATAAGAACATTCTCCCAGATGATGGGTGGACTCAAAGAAGCTATAGGTTCGGGGTGGGCTGAAACTTCAGAAATTATATTTGGTGACTTTGAAGCAGCAACTAAACTTTGGACTACTATGGGTAAGGCAATAGGTGGTTGGTTTGGTAAAACCTCAAAAGCACGTAATGATTTACTTAAGGGCATTGCTAACAGAGGTGGATTCGAAAACTTATTCTCAGGAATCGCAAATGCGGTCAAACCAATTGGACAGATATTCTCGTCGATAGGAAAAGGTTTTAGACAAGCGTTTCCACCAAAAACCGCTGATGACATTACTAAACTAACTCATGCATTTAAAGATTTCACAGCTGGGTTAAAGTTGAGTGATGGAACAATGGGTAAACTTACAACCGTTTTCCATGGTGTATTCTCTATCTTTAGTAGTGCTATCATTATTGCTAAAAGTTTAGGAACAGCATTATTAAATCTAATACCACCATCAGTCGGAACAGGACTTCTTGATATATTAACCAAGATTGCAGGATTAGCCATAGGATTTAACAATTCACTGAAAGCTGGTAACGGATTAACAAAGTCTATTGGTGGTCTAGGTACGGTGTTTGGTATTATAGGCAGCGCAATAGGTGCTATATTACATGGACTGGGTAACCTAGCTCAAGGATTCTCAAACCTTGGGGAAGCTATATCTGAAGTTTGGAGTATACTGGTAAAAGGTGATTTTACAGGTAAAGGACCTTGGGAAGAAGACTCTAAGATTGTTGACTGGCTATTCAAACTAAGAGATGCATTCGAAACGGTTGGAGATTGGTTTAAAAACAACTTCCAAGGGTTCGGATTCTCCGATATTCTTGGAGCTGGAACTTTAGTTGGTATCGGAATAGTTGTTAAAAAGATTGTCGGATTGTTCGATGGTCTAGGCGGTGGGTTTGAATCGTTTGGTGAAATGATGGAGAACATCGGAAATAGCGTTGGTGACATATTCGGAGACCTAGGCGATGCACTTCAATCTTTCACAGCTCAAATCAAGTATAACAACCTACTTAAGATAGCAATTGCTGTTGGTATTTTAGCTGTATCATTAAAGTTGCTTGAAGGTATGTCGATTCAAGATATCACAAAAGGTATCGTTGCATTGGGTATATCTCTAGGTGTTATGATGACTGCTATGTCTATTATTGATAAATTCAGTATTACTGGTGGTATGAGAGCATCTGCCAATCTAATAGCCCTAGCAATAGCAGTTTCAATAATGGCTGGAGCTCTAAAGAAAGTATCAGCCTTAAAACCCGACGAGCTTAAACGTGGCGTAGCAGGTCTAGTAGGTGTTACTGCAACATTAGCTGGTGCCATTATAGTTATGTCAAAATGGGGCGGTAAAATAAAGGTTGGTTCGTTACAACTAATCGCTTTAGCAGGAGCTGTCTATATTTTAGCATCTGCCGTTAAGACAATGTCTGATATTGATACTGGAGATTTAGTAAAATCTGTATCGGCGTTAGGTATTATATTCTTAGAGTTAGCAATATTCCTTAAGATCGTTAACAAGACTAAGTTTGGGATAAGTTCAGCACTCGGTCTAATCGCTGTAGCTGGAGCTGTACAAATGATGGTAAATGCTATTCAGGATATTAATAAAGTAGACATTCCTGGATTGGTTAAAGGACTAACTGCAATCGCTATTATATTAGGCGAGATAGTTATATTCTCTAAACTAGTTAGTGGTGGTAAACTAATCGCCGCTGGTATCGGTCTTACATTATTAGCGGGTGCAATCAATCTATTGGTTCCTCCTATAACGACATTCGCAAAGATGTCTTGGGAAAAGTTGGCTAAAGGATTGGGAGCTATGGCTATTGCACTGGCTCTAGTAGCTGGGGCTGCTATATTAGCATCGGGTTCAATTGGTGGAGCAATTGCAATAACTGCTATGGCTATCGCAATGAATTTACTAATTATACCAATCAAGGCGTTAGGTGCCATGTCATGGGGGGATTTAGCTAAAGGATTCGTTGGTATGGCTGGTGGTTTAATATTAATGGCTGGTGCAGCATTACTATTATCTCCTGCTATCGTCCCTATGTTAGCTTTCGGTGCTGCTTTATTACTTATGGGTGTTGCTGTATTAGCAGTTGGAGCTGGTATTGGTTTATTTGCAGCTGGTCTAGCAACCTTAGCAACGTTAACCGCAGTATCAGTAGCCTCAATAGTATCAGCCTTAGCGTTGTTACTTAAAGGGTTTGCTGAGTTAATTCCTGGGGTGGTTGATTTTATTGTTAAATTAGGTTTAGCACTTATTAACGGTATCGTAGCTTTAGTACCACCATTAGCAAATGCAGTAGCTAGTCTAATCGTAAGCATATTAACAACCATCACAACATATTTACCATCGTTCATTGAGAAAGGTACAACTCTGATATTACAACTACTCGAAGGTCTTGGTAAAGCCGTTCCACAATTAATAGATGGTGCCATTAAGTTTATGATACAACTAATCGAGGGAATGTCTAAAGCAATTAGAGATAATGGACCTCAGTTAATATCTGCTGTATTAGAACTAGTGGGTGAAATAGTAGCACTAATCATTGAAGCTGGAGTTCAAGTAATCAACGCTTTATTCGGTTGGATACCTGGTGTAACATCAGCTACTTCTAAGATTGGTGAAACAGCAGAACAGACTATTAGAGATACGTTCGGGGCGTATAACGCAGGTAAAGATAAAGGTAAAGACTTTGCAGATGCCTTAGGTAGTAAATCTGGTGCTGCCAATGCCGCTGGTTCTAAAGTGGGTCAAGCTGGTAAAAGCGGTGCTAACTCAGTCAGCCTATCGTCCATTGGTAGTGGTAAAGGTTCTGAATTTGCTAGTGCGTTAGGTGGTAAATCTGGTGCTGCTAAAACATCAGGTAAAAGCTTAGCTAATGCTGGTAAAAGTGGAGCGGGTTCAGTTAGTCTATCATCTACTGGTTCACACTTCGGCTCTGGCTTCGCATCTGGTGTTGCGAGTCAAAGCGTACTGGATAAAGTTACAAGTGCTGCTAAAAGAATGGCCGCTTCTGCTAAAGCTACAGTTGAAAGGTGGTTGGATATTAACTCACCATCTAGGGTAATGAGAACTACTGGAGGATTCTTTGGTGAAGGTTTCGCTTTAGGTATTGACGATAAAATTAGACACGTTGGTTCTTCTGCTAAGAGCTTGGCTGTAAAAGCTACTGATTCATTAAATCAATTCTTAGACGGATTTCAACTTCCAGAAGAGGATAATGAGTTACGATTCAAAGCAGTAGTCGATTACGACAAGTTAGACACTAGTAAATTCGGTTCGATTGGCAGTTTATCAGTCAGACCAAACACATCGCTAACGTCTGGTATGATTACTACAATCCCAACTCCGAATACCGCAACCACTAGTGCTCCAAGTCAAAATGGCGACAATTCGTCTATAATTAAACAACAAGAACAACAGATTGGTTTATTGAAACAACAGAATGAATTGTTGTCAGGGATTCTCAACAAGGATAATTCAACATATCTAGATGGTAAGTCGATATACAATAGCGTCAAAAAGGTACAAGACAGCCAGACAACTATTAGGAACATATTTAAAGGAGTGAGCAGGACTTGAGTTTATTAACTTTTAATTTTTGTGGAGTGGATGCGGTTACTGAACTAGGTTTAATAGTTAATGATATTAGAACGCCCGTCACTCCTGAGATTTCTGAGGTTACACAAGATGTGCCTGGAATGATTGGTAAAGTTTATTTAGGTAATTCTTATGGACAGAAGATATTCGAAATAGATGTAACCATTAAAGCAAAGGATTCATCGGAACGTGTTCAGAAAATTCATGATCTAACAGAATTAGTTATGACAGGAGGTAGTGCTGAATATCCAATGGTGTTTAGCAATGATTCGGCATATACGTACTACGGACATTTCAGTAATATATCAGTTCCTGAAAAGATAATCGAAACTTCACCATGGGCGAAATGTACTTTAACTTTCGCCTGTAGTGATCCAAAAGGTTATGGAGAGTATATAACTAACGATATGACTATAAACCCTGTTACACTAACCCCAGAAGGTACAAGCGAATGTTATCCAGTTTTCACTTGTCTACCTAAGAAAGATGTTAAGAAGATAGCGGTTACCGATGAAAATGGGAATTATGTTTTTGTAGGCGCCGATATCGACCCTGATACAGGGCAGGAGGATATTAACAAAGAACCATTAGTATTTCATGACGAATGTAATACTCTATTACCTTGGACTAAAATCACATCGAGTACACTTACTTGGGAGTTAGAAAACGGGTCGATTGGTGGTGAAATGCGTAGTACAGCAAATTCTATACGTCCAGCACTTGTCACTATCGATAACAAACAATACAGTGACTTTGGAAGTCCTGTAAACGGCAACTGGCATGGACCTTTACGTCAACAATGGTTGCCTGGAAGTTACGGTGATTATCGTATCAGGGTTAGAATGTTGAATCAACAAACTTACAATAGAGCTCAAGGAAAAGTGGAACTATATTTGTTAGATTCTAATGGTGCCCGTATAGGAAAGATTATGCTCAAAGATAATGGTACTGAGAGTAAGATTGTATACGCACAGGCCCAATTAGGTAGTAGCAGTACAGGAACTCATCATACAATATATTATGGGGCTGGTAAGATTAAAAAGGGTAAAAGTAAAACTATTACAATCAAAGTTGGAGCAGGTACCAAAAAAGTAACCGAAAAAGGTAAAACAAAAACCGTCCAACTATGGAGAACCGTAAAGCTTGATGAGGATTTAGACACTAGCACCTTTACAAATTTTTATGGTTATATCGAGATTGAAAAAATTGGGAAAAAATACCGAGTTGAGATTATGAAACTTGACAAAAATGCCAATCCAGCATGGTCCAAACCTATTGTTAAAACGTGGACTGACACGTCAAACACATATAATAAAGCTCTAGCTGGTGTCGCTATATATCAGGCTAAATACGATATTTATGAGGATAAGACTGTTCCTATAACTAAGTATAAGGATAACGACCTTGTTGTGTCCGATATTAAAGTTTGGAATATAATCGACGGTGGTAATGGTTCAAGTTCGACACTTCCCAAAGTGATTGCTCATAAAGGTGATGAGGTCAAAATAAATTGCGAAGACCGAACTATTTATAAGAACGGTGCTGTATTTATGAAGAATCTGTATATTGGTAGTGATTTTCCTACAATGCACGGTGGTATTCAGAAAACGTTTGCTTTTGAACCAAGTTTAACAGATGCCGACTGGTATCTTGAATACCTGCCAACAACTAATTAGGAGGCGATATCTTGTATACAATATTAGATGCTGATCTTGACGTGGTTGGCATTTTAGATTTAGAAGGAAAAGGATGTAAATTTTATAACGATCTAAGGTCTACAAAAATCGCCGATGATCAAGGGAAGATTTGGAGTGATACTCTAACTCTTTCCGTACCCTATGGGTATCGGGAAACGGAATATATGACGCAGGGTTACCACCTTCTAAAAGAGGGTAGCGACGGTCATTTGTATTGTTATCGAATTTTCGATTGGGAAGATTCTGCGATAGGTCCAACGCATGTAAAAACCGTACAGGCAATCAATTTATTAGCTTGGGATTTATGGCACAAAAACGTACCTGCTAAAAAGTTTTCCTTAACATCAACCAGCGATGATGTGTTTCCATACATTCTACAACAAACGGGATGGGAAATTAATGACACTGACTTTTTCGGTGAGGCTAGTTCATTGGAAATATCAGCTGGAAATAACGCCATGTATTGGTTAGACCAGTTCGCTAGAGATTTTAGTGTAGAAATACGAGCGTTTGTTCAAATATATAACGGTAAAATCGTAAGAAAACTAATTGATATTGTTTCAGAATTAGGAGAATCCGACGGACGTAGATTTGAATATTCACATGATTTGGTAGGTGTAAGTCGTAAAGGAAGCGACCAAGAAATGTATACAAAACTATTTGTGTATGGTGGTTCCGATAAAAACGGTAATCCAGTTTCCATCTCTAGTGTTAACGATGGTAGAGCATATATTGTTGACGATGATGCCAATGATATTTATAACAATGGTGGAGAATACCTAGAGGGTTATATTGTTAATGACTCAATCACAAATCCAAATGGTCTACTGACTTGGGGTGAAGGAGAGATGGCTAAGTGGAATCATCCCAAGTATACTTATGCTATCGATGTTGCTCATTTAAACTTTATACCTAGCCTTGGTGACCATGTGCAGGTTCTAGATTTTTCGATGGAACCCGAATTGACCGTTTCGGCGAGAGTTCTTCAATTGGATGAAAGTGAAGCAAACCCAATAAATGACAAGGTTATTTTAGGTGAATTTATCGAGATTGCGGCAGTTACACCTGACGTTATATGGGAGTTACAAGCCAAAGCAAGTAGGGCTGCTCAGGCGGCAGAAAAAGCTAAAGCGTATAAAGTAGAATATTTTACTCCAGACGGCACCGACTTTAGTAATGGGGTGACTCAAAAAAGGATTATCATTCGTGTTTATGATGGTAAAGAAAATGTAACCGCTAGTATCGATGAGAGTAAATTTGTTTGGCAAAAAATCAATGCGGATGGTTCTCATGACGATGCTTGGGAAGATATGATGATTGGTGCGGGGAACGTTATTACTATTGGTTCAGATGTGATTGGAAGTACAATCAGATGTCAAGTTGACGACGGAATCGGCGACCCTATTATATTCGCAACCGAAGAAGATGCTGCATTGTTTACAACCTTACAGATGGATGCTCCTAGTGGATGGACGGACTTTACACAAAGTATAGCTCAATATGCGCAATTCGATTACCCAAGAGGACATATCTATTGGAGTCAAAAGTATCGTGGTGATAAACGTCATACCGGCGACAGTACTGCTTCACCTGAAATCGAAAGTTATGTTATAACAAGAACCGATTTAAATGGTACTCCTATAGACCGTATGTGGTGTATAAGGGGTGGTCACGGTTCTCATTTCGGCATTGAGTATGTTGGTAGTACTATGTGGATTTGGTCGTATTATCTGGATGTTGCTAACAATCAATGGTGGGTTGTTAAATTCCCTTATGTAGCCAATAAGATATTAGACTGGGGCGATAGTAGTATCGTAAAAATGATAAACACAGGAGAAAAATTCTACCGAGTAAATCTAGACGCTAGAAACGGATATGTGTTATTAACAACAGGTCGTATCAATCCGTATATTCATGTTTGTAAAAAGAGTGATATCGAAAACAAGATTTTTAAATCGGTTTACAGTGCAAGAGGTTCTGATATAGGCTTTTTCGGAACCGACCAATCGTATCAATCTGCTTGTTTAGATTACCCATACGTTTATATGGCTAGTGGTGACTTGATAACCGATTACGACCAAAGAGTTTTATATTGTTTCGATATACGTTCAAAAAGTCTTGTTTATCGAATTGTGTATACGTTTGATAAAGGAACCATTAATCAGATCGCAAATTACAATGAACCTGAAGCGATTACTTATTACTATGATAGCACAGGTAAGAAATGGCTTCTACAAGGATTTTCTTTCGGAAACGAAAATATAGAGGAAACTCTTCATACAAATCAACTGTTTAGAATAGAAGAGCATAAACGAGGTGAGACTTAATGGCAATTTTGGGTAGTGTGGATATACAGTTTACCGATGCGAGTTATTTCACTTGGATTGTATATGCTGATGATGCACAGGGCACAAACTTGAGTGATAGTCCGATTAACAAAACATACATGGGAATCTCTTATAATAAAAAAACCAGCACTGCATCGACTAATCCACTTGATTATTCATGGTCGAAGGTTACAGGTGAGGGTATACAAGGACCACCTGGGTCTGATGGACAATCTCTTTATACATGGATAAAATATGCTGATGATTCGAACGGTACTGGATTGTCTAATAGTCCTGTTGGTAAATTGTATATGGGTATCGCCTACAATAAAACGACTGCAACAGAGTCAACAGTTGCGACTGACTATTCATGGTCGTTAATTAAAGGTGATGCTGGACCAGCAGGTTCACAAGGTATTCAAGGTATTCAAGGTCCAGCTGGACCCCAAGGACAAGCTACCTATACTTGGGTAAAATATGCAGATTCACCAACCACAGGCATGAGTGATTTACCAGATGGTAAGAAATATATAGGCTTTGCTTATAATAAGACAACCACAACGGAGAGCACCATTTATGCTGATTATACTTGGAGTTTAATCGAGGGACCGCAAGGAGTACAGGGCCCGAATGGTCAAACTTTATATACGTGGCTTAAATATGCAGATTCACCAACCACAGGTATGAGCGACTCACCAACTGGTAAGACGTATATGGGTATCGCATATAACAAAACTACTTCGACAGAGAGCACTGTTTATGCGGATTACTCATGGTCGTTGATTAAAGGGGATATTGGACCCCAAGGACCACAAGGTTTACAAGGTATTCAAGGAGCTCAGGGCGACCAAGGTATTCAAGGTCCAGTAGGTGCAAATGGTGTTTCATCATACACGCATATAGCCTATGCAACCAACTCCACGGGTACAACAGGTTTCTCAGTTAGTGATTCCACTAATAAAACATATATCGGTATGTATGTAGATTCCGTATCTACCGATTCTACGGACCCAACCAAATATAAGTGGACACTTATCAAAGGTGCCGATGGTTCACAAGGCATTCAGGGTCCTGCTGGTTCAGATGGACAAACTCCATATCTTCACATCGCTTATGCTACAAATAGTACTGGTACTACGGGTTTCAGTACTACCGATGCCACAGGTAAGACTTATATTGGTACTTACACAGATTTTACTAGTGCTGATTCAAACACGCCATCTATGTATACTTGGGCTTTGATACAAGGGCCCCAAGGTATACAAGGCGCAACAGGAGCCACTGGTGCAACAGGACCCGCAGGAACTCCTGCTATACTCGGATTATTAAATAATGAGACTGCCTCGGTTCCAGCTGATAGTTCTGGCACAGTTACATCGTTTGCATCAGCGGTTACAACTATGTATATTTACAGTGGTGCAACTGACGACTCTGTAAATTGGACTGTGACTGCTGGAACACCGTCAGGTCTGTCAGGTTCACTTTCAGGCAAGACTTATACAGTAACAGGAATGTCTGCAGATACTGGTTATGTGGATTTGACAGCCGCTCGTGCAGGTTACTCATCGATTACTAAACGATTCACTGTAACAAAAGCTAAGCAAGGTACAACTGGAGCCACTGGTAACACGGGTTCTACAGGCGCTAGCGCAACTGCATATTGGTTAATAAACAGCGTACCTGCTATTCAGAAGAATATTTCTGGTGTGTACACACCTTCAACCGTAACCATTACAGGGAAATCGGCAACTGGTACGAACGCCCCTGTAGATTATGCTGGTAGATTCATAATTGCTGAAACCACAGACGGTACAACATGGGTTGATAAGTATACAAGTGCTGCTAATGAGAGTAGTAAGACACATACTCCAACCGCAGGTATAAAAGCGATAAGAATGCGATTATATTTAGCAGGAGGTACTACAACACTACTTGACGAAGAAATTGTTACCATTGTAAGTGATGGAGCAACGGGTAGTCAAGGTATACAAGGTCCCGCTGGTGCAAATGGTCAATCGTTATACACATGGGTTAAGTATGGTGATGATATTAACGGTACAAATATGACAGATAGTCCATCTGGAAAAACACATATAGGCTTTGCGTATAACAAAACTAGCTCTACAGAGTCTACTTTAGCTACTGACTATTCATGGTCATTAATTAAGGGTGATACAGGTTCTACAGGTATCCAAGGTAATAGCTACGAAGTTCAATATATTAGACAACAAACAGCGCCCGCTACTCCTACTGGTAATACACCTAGTGGATGGTCAACTACTGTACCTACAAGTGGTTATGGTAACGTTTGGTTCGCTGAGTGTATTAAGGATGCTAGTGGTAACTTAGTAGGTTCATGGTCAGTGCCAGCTTTGTATGAAAACTATACAAGCAATTTACTTCAAAATAAACCCTGGACTGTTGGAACTGGTTCTGTTAACGGATATACTGCCAATGGTACAGCTTCCGAAAACGTTCGTGAGATTCTAGATAACCCATTTGGTAGTAAGGATATTGTTTGGAGAGCCATTGACCAAGATACAGTAAGTGATACTGAAGGTGGATGGAATCACGTTGGAATACCCATTGATGGTACTAAAATGTATCGTGTATCGGTTTGGGCTAAACAATTATCTGCGGCAGGGGGCGTATATCTAGGTTGTGACAGTAGTAATACTAATAATATGGATGGCACCGCTAATAATAACCCTTACTTTGTTGGAGGAGGAGATTTACCTACTCTAAATCAATGGTATTTAATGGTGGGTTATATCTATGGTTCAGGCGCTACTGAAACCACTAACCATCCTTTAGGAGGAATATATAGTGGTGTAACTGGACTTAAATCGTCATCGTTTCCGTCATTTAAAAATAAATCTGGGGTAACTGCTCAGACTCACAGGGCTTACCAATATTATTCAACCGTAGTAGGTACTGAGACTCAGTTCTATGGACCTCGTTTCGATTTATGTGATGGTAACGAACCTAGTGTTTCTGACTTACTGAAAACTGGTACACAAGGTCCTCAAGGAAACACGGGACCAACTGGTCCTCAAGGACAGGATGGCGTCAATGCTATTATCGGTGTGTTGAGTAATGAATCTCAAGTTATTGCTACTGATAGTGCTGGTAATAACGGTATCTATACTGGTGCCGTAACTACTATGTCTATATACAACGGTGCTACGGATGATTCAGCTAACTGGACGGTTACTGTTTTAGCAACGTCAAATGTCACAGGTTCACTTTCAGGTAAAACGTATACAGTCACTAACTTGAGTGCAGACATTGGATATGTTGACCTAAAAGCTACTCGTAGTGGCTACTCTGATGTAACTAAAAGATTCTCGCTAGCAAAGAGCAAGCAAGGAACAACTGGTGCTACAGGAAGTACAGGTGCGACTGGTTCTCCTGGACAAAATGCAACTGCCTATTGGTTAGTGAACAATACACCAGTTATTCAGAAGTCTTTAGCAGGTGTATATAACCCAGCTTCCATTGCTGTTAGTGGAATGTCACAAGTTGGTACAAGTGCGCCAGCTGCATATTCAGGACGTTTCAAGATATACGATACGACTGACGGTACAAACTATACCCTAAGATATAGTTCTAGCTCTGACCAAAACACTGTAACGTATACACCTTCTGCTGGTATAAAAAACCTTAAAGTAGAATTTTATACGGCTGGACAGACATCTTTAGTAGACCAACAAACTATAACCATCGTTAGTGACGGTGCAACTGGAAGTCAAGGTCCGCAAGGTGATACAGGCGCAACTGGTAAAGGTATAAGCTCAATCACTGAGCGTTATCTAGCTACTAGTGCTTCAAGTGGTGTAACAACAGCTACTGCTGGTTGGACAACCACTGTTCAAACTGTGACATCGACTAATAAATATCTTTGGAATTATGAGACCGTAACATACACCGATAGTAGTACAAGTAACACCACACCTGTAATAATTGGTGTTTATGGAGACACAGGAGGGGTAGGTGCGACAGGTAAAGGTATAAGTTCAATTACGGAATACTATCTAGCTACAAGTTCGTCTAGTGGTGTAACGACCGCAACGGCTGGTTGGACAACGACGATGCAGTCCCTAACAACTACTAACAAATATCTTTGGAATTACGAGAAAGTAACATATACAGATAGTAGCACGGTCAATACAACCCCTGTAATAATTGGTGTTTATGGTGACACCGGTAATACTGGTAATCCTGGTTCCGACGCTATTACAGGAGTTCTTTCTAATGAGGCTAGTTTAATACCTACAGACTCTATTGGAAATAATGGTAACTTTACTGGCGCCAATACCACAATGTCTATTATCAAAGGAATCGTTGACGATTCATCTAACTGGTCAGTTACAGCTAGTGCCTCTAGTGGTGTCACTGGTTCTTTAAGTGGTAAAACATACACAGTCACTGCTATGACAGTAGACAATGGATATGTTGACCTTACTGCTACTAGGTCTGGTTATAGCTCTATTACCAAACGATACAATCTGTCTAAGAGTAAAAAGGGTACTGATGCAAATGTGGGATATTCGACAAATCCTTATTTCAGTGATTGGACAGGGACTGTTCCCGCAGGATATTCATCTTGGGCAGGTACTCCAACAAAAGAAAATGCACTAACTTTCACTGGTGGTAATTCACTAAGAATGAATGCTGCACTTAATACCGACACGGGCGTTCAAGCAACTGGTACAGGTGGAGCATTTGGTAAGGTTCCTGAAATGTCATACGTTACTCTAAAGTGCAATGTATATCTTGCCTCAGGAACGTTTAACGGTGCTGGATTCTTATTAGATTTTAATGGTCTAAATGGTTCAGGTGCAGCTGCTTATGACCGTGCTTACGTAAAACTGTCTGATGAAATACCTAATGCTGTAACTGGTAAATGGTATCAAGTAACTAAGGTTATTCCACTTGTAAAGTCGACATGGGTGACATGGCAATATCTTAGAATTTATGTGATGGCAAATTATAGTTCGTTAGGTACTCGTGACGCTAAAGACATCATATTTGATTCAATCGATATTTCAGCAATGC